CCTACCAACCACCAGACCCGCGTCATAGACCTGCACATCAGCCCCGACCAGGTCGCTGCCGATGTAGTAGCGCAGGTTCGCCCGGTCCGATAGGACCGCTTCGACGCGCTCCGGCCCGCCGAGGATCAGAGGACGCCGGGCGCCCGCCGCCGCCTCGCTGCCACCGATGGCCGCACCAGACACGCGCTTGTCGAGCAGCGCGCCGTTGTCGCGCAGGGTGATGGTCAGCCGTGTCTCGCTGGCGCGGATCGCGTCCAGCGTGGCGACGAAGATCGTGCGGAAGTCGGCCCGCGCCCACCCCACCGCGCCGAGCAGGAATGTCGCCTGATGCCCGTCGATGATGCGGTCGAGCAGGAAGTCGAGCCCGCCGTCGGAGTTGTCCAGCTCCAGCGAGCCGACGGTGAAGCGCGCCCGCCCGCCGAGGGACGCGCGGTCGATGGCGCGACTGTAGCCGGGCGCCGCCACGATAGCGTCGCGGTAAGCGGTGCTGCCGGGTGACTCCGCACTGCCGGTCGCGTATGGCGCGTCGGAAAAGTACATCGTGCCGATCTGTGGCGCGCCGGACACGTCGTAGGCGTACTGCAGCTCGGCGAGGAGGACGGACTGCCGTGCGCCGTTTTTCAGCCAGAGGAGGTACTCAGCGTCGGTCATTTGCGTGGCGCCGCCGCGGCAGCTGTGGTTTCGAGGGCTTGCACTATAGTCTCTGGAGAATCACGTGTACCCTTGGCGATGGCACGCAATAGGGCGGCCACCTCGTCGTGCATATTCTGGATGTCCTGCTGTGATGCGATCGGCGATTCGCGTGGCATGGCCGCGGCGATCACGGCGTCGTTGGAGTTCGGCTCCGGCCCGCCGGTCTGGGCCGGTGCGGCTAGCGCGGTCAGCGCGCTGACCACCGACTGCCATATGCGGTTATAGTCGCTAGTGCTGGCGAACATATCACGAGCCACCTTCAGGTAAGCGTCAGCCGCCCCCTGCAGGTCGCGCAGCGCGTCGATGTCCCCGCCCTGCGCCCTCCCAAGCAGGTCGAGATAGTCCTTCTGCGCCGCGGCGAGCTTGGCCGACGGCGATAGCGGCGAGATGTCGTCACGCAGCGCAATGTCCTTGAGGTACTGTCTCAGGGATTCTTTGATCCGCTCAAGCTCGGTCAGCGTATTTTCTACGCCGCCGGAGATGCCCTCTAGGATCTCCTTCCAGCGATCGTCGAAGGTCTTGAGGATGGCGTCCATGACCGGCTGGTTGCCCGCGAACCTCTTAAGCATGTCATCGCGCCACTTCTCCAGCTCGAACCGCTGCTCGGCCAGGGCAGGACCGTACTGAGCCGATAGCAGGATGAACTTCGCCAGGTCCCCGGCCGACTTAGTGCTCAGATCCTTCAGCTTATCGATCAGCTCCATCAGGCCCTGGTACTCGCCGCTACCGGCCTGCACCGTGCTCAGCTGAGAGGTGAACCAGTCGATCTGCTGAGCGATCATAGTCAGTTTCAACGACAGCTGATCGCCCATCGTGCCGCTCATCTGCCCGACCGTATCGTCTATCATAGAGGTGACGCGATCGAACTCCGAGCGCATCGTCTTTCCGATACTGCCCAGGTCGACGACGTTGGACAGCGCGTCCGACACCTCGTCTATGGACTCGGCGGCGTCCTGAGCGGTGCCGTTGACCCGGACGAACACGCCGGCCAGCCGCATGAGGGCCACGTACATATCCCTCTCGGCCGGAATGGTCAGGTTGAGCCCGTTTAAGATTTCCAGGAACCCTGCGTGAGTCTCCGGCACGGCCAGGCCCAGGTCATCGAAGCCGCTATTCAGGGCCTCTAGGTCCGCCGCGCCGCGCTGGGCGTTCGTGTAGAAGTTATCCAGCAGGAACCCGATCGAGTCGAGGGCCGCGCCCATGCCGCCGAAGCCCTCGGCCAGGGCGCTCAATACGACCGGATCCACCTCGTTTAGGGCGTACCCGAAGTACTCGAAGGCCTCCGTAGTGGCCGTGATATACTCGGTCGCCTGCTGTGCGGTGCCGTTCAGGGTGACGAAGGCCGGGGCCAGGGATGTCATCACCTCGTACGTGGCTCGCCCGGCTTCGGTGGTCAGGTTCAGGCCGCCGAGTAACGCCATGAACTCGGTGTGGGTCTTGGGCACCTCCATGCTTATCCCGGCGAACCCATCGGTCAGCTGCGCCTGGACCGTCGCCAGCTTATCGGCGTCCGTCGTGAAGTTCTGTCCGATAAAGGCGAAGCGCTCGGCCATGGCCTGGGCGCCGCCGAACACGTCCACGAACGCCTCCAACTGGGACGCGTCTAGCGCCTCAAGCTGGGGCTGCAGGCTGATCACGCTCTTGACCGCCGTCTGGAGGGCCGCCCCCATATCCAGCATCTTGGTGATGTCGGCCTCGGTGGCCTCGGAGACCTTCACGCTGTCGAACAGCGTCGACAGGTACGTGGGCAGGTCCGAGCCCTGGATGGCGGCGAACAGCATTCGCTTAGTCTCGAGGGCGATCCTGGCGGTGTACTCCGCAGGATCTCTGCCCACGTCGATGTCGGCGGCGTTATACACGACCCTATCGCCGACCATCGCCTGAGCGCTGAGCAGAGTTCCGGCGTCGCCCTTCGGGTCCACGGCGCCGCCGATGGAGAACTGAGCCGTACCGGCCTTGATGCCCAGGCCGCGAGCCGCCTGGATGTATCCGGTGGCGATACTGTCTGACACCTTCTGATACTCCGCGTCGGCCGTGCTTAGCGTGAATAGCCGGCCCATATCGCCCTTGTCCACCTGCCCCGTCTTGACATCGGCCCTCGATGACGCGGACCCCTCGGTCTTCACACCGCCGCCGGACTTAAAAAGAGACCCTACTAGGGAGCCCAAGGCCGATCCGATCATGGCTCCGATAGGACCCCAGATAGACCCAATAGCCCCGCCTATTGTGCCGCCGACCTGCGCGCCGGTCTTGCGCCTCTCGCTTACGAAGGACGATACTAGCGATCCTATGGCGAACCCAGTACCGGCACCGGCCGCGGCCTGTCCGAGCTGATCCCCGGTGGAAAAGAACGGCAATCCGCCCTCGGGCGACTGAACCCCACCGCCCCACTGGTTGTTAGACAGACTAAACCCGGCCCCGAACGGGTTGCTGAACCCGCCAACCATCTTCGACAGTCCGCCGAACAGCCCAGCACCGCCGCCCACGCCCCCTCCGCCCCACTGGTTGTTAGACAGACTAAACCCGGCCCCGAACGGGTTGCTGAACCCGCCAACCATCTTCGACAGTCCGCCGAACAGCCCGGCGCCGCCCCCAACACCGCCACCGCCGCCGGCGAAGGCCGAGCCGGACCCGCCGAAGATGCCGCCGATAATGGCTTTGATGGCCGGCTGCATGATGTTCGTCTTGAACATGTTCAGCAGCACGTCTCGGAAGTTCTTGGCGAAACTCTTGCCGTCCTCGAACCCCCTCATCAGGGCGTCGGATATGGTGTCGGAGATGGAGTCGCCCATCTTCTCGAATTCGGTGGCCGTCTTCTTTAGCCCGTCGCCCGTCGCCTTGGACAGGTTATCCGCCCACTGCAGCTCGATGTTATCTGTGTTCAGTGCACGAAGAGCCTTCTTGTTCTCGATAAGTTCCTTAAGCTTCTCTGATTCCTCTGTACACGCCAGGGCGCTCTGCTTTGTAGCCAGCGTAGCCTCAAGAGTGGCGATCTCTGCGTCGATACGGGTATTCTCCAGGATCTTGAGATTGATGGCCGTCTGTCCGATGGCCTCATTCTCCTCCTTCTGCTTCCTGACGGCCTCCGCGCTCGTTTCAATCTTCTTGTCAAGAGACTTGATCTCGTCCTCATAGGACTTCTGGAGGTACGTCTCCAGCTCCGCCGCCACACGATTAGCATTGTTGAGGTATATCTGTGTTTCGAGGAGCGCAAACATCTTCTTGCGCATATCCTCCCTGGCGATGGTGGATACGGCCATAGAGGCCGCGTACAGGTCTTCGACCATCCTATTCTCGGTCACCTGCACGCCCTGCTTTTTCAGGACCTCCATCAGCTTGACGGCGTCCGCGTACTGAGCCTTCTGAGCGCGATTAAAGTCGTCGTACGCCTTGGCGGCGGCCTTAGCGGACGTTTCGGCTTCCTTGTTTGCCTGGGCGGCGACCGTGCCGTACTCCTTATTTAGCGAGATAAGGGCCGTAAGGATCTGGGTCTTACGAGCCATCGTGATATCGCGATCAGATAGCTCGGCCTTGAGCTCGGACTTGGTGATGTCAAGATCACGGAGCCGCTCGGTGGCCGTTATCTCCTTGGTCTTGATGGAGACGTTGCGCTCTGAGTCCTGGTACGCTTGCACCGCCGCGTTATGCGCCTTGTTGGAGGCGTCTATGGCCATATTCTCGGCGGCCATACGAGCGAGGATCTTGTCCCTAGCATCGTCATTGGACACGCCGTACTTGACGCTAGCGCTGGTCAGCTTTTCCTGACCGGCCACCCAGTCGGCGAACGTCATCTCGCCCCTAAACACCTTGACCAGCGCGAAGAGCTGCTTGATGGCGAGTAGCGGCCCCTCAAATACGAACATGAAGGCGTCTTTGACCGGCCTAAGGGCATCCACCAGGAAGTTAAACGCCGACACTAGGGCGCCGACCATCGTCACCAGGGCGGAGAGCACCTCATATAGGGCCGTAAAGAACAACTCTATGTCCTCAGCCGTTAGGTTCTTGAGGAACTCCTCGACATACCCGAACAGCCTCGACAGTATGGTGCTAAGCTGGACGGCCACCCCGCTCTGATTGCTCATGATCTCCGTCATGGTGCGAATCAGGCTCGACGCCGCCTCGATCGCCCCGGACTCGGACAGTACGATCAGGAACTTGTCGAACGTGTTGATGAGCTTGTTCCACTCCGCCCGCAGGTTCGCGGACGCCACCACGGCCGCGTCATGGAACCGCTCGCCGATGATCTTGGAAAACTTCGGCAGGAAGTCCTCGGTCAGCAGCTTTCCGGCCCGGATCATCTTCTCCAAGCCGTCGACCGTCGTGCCCATGGCCTCGGCGGCCATCTGCATGGTGCCCGGGAACCGCTCGGCGAGCTGCTTACGCAGCTCCTCCATGGACACACGACCCTTGCTCACCATCTGCTGGAGGGCAAAGAACACCAGCGTGAGATCCTGCGTGCTGAGGTGCATCGCCACGCCGGCCTTCGTAATGGACTCGAAAATATCGCGAATCCCCTGACCCTGCAGGGTGGTGCCCATCGCCGCGGCGGACAGCTTGGCGTACGAGTTGGTGAGGGCCTCGATGTTGGCGCCCCACTTATTGGCGATACTGAACAGGTAGTCCAGCTCCTCGCGAGCCTGGCGCACGCTGCCGGTGACCACAGACATCGTGGACACGAATCCCTGAACACGATCGGTGATATTGAAGACGGTCTTACCGGCCTCGATTATCGCCGTCAGGGAGATGACCGTCTTTAGCATGCTCCCAATGCCCTCGTGGGAGGATGCCATCTTCTTCAGTGACTCGGTGATCGAGTCTACGGACTTGGAGGCCTTGTCGCCGGCATGGGTGATACCCTCCAGATTCTCGATAACGACTCGAGATCCAGAAGCGGCCTCCTTACCGTCTACTACTACTCGGAGTTTCGCCTCTTGAGTCACTTGCGACCGACCCCCTCTTACCCCTACTATTGTGAACTAGCAAGAATGCCGAGTCCATTAAAACGATGTATGCCACGAATTTTTCGTCATCGTCCTCCGGCGTGCCGAACTTATCCATATACGCCACGATATCCGTCATAGATATCGGGTTTATCGCCATCCCAACCTGGCGCCTAGTGGACAGCGTCAGGAACGTTCGGTAATACGCCCACAAATGAGCGGGCACATCGGGCTTAGACTTGAGCGCCTCTGGCTCTATCTTCGTCTGAGCCCACACATCGTCTAGAAAGTCCTCCCGAGGCGCCCACTCCGCATGCCACTTGACGCACTCCGTCAGGATTTTCCCTCTTCTTCCATCTCCTCGGCCCGGAAATTCTCCAGGTCTAGCGCGAACTCCTGCAAGAACTCGCGCAAATCGTCGTTGTTCTTGAGGGCCATCTCCGCCATCTCCGGCGAAAATGGGACCTCCTCCTTGTTGGAGTTGATGACGTCCTTCCAGTCCAGAAGGAGTCCGCCGGCCATCGCCTCGCATAGGATGTCACGAGAGATAGACGGATCCAGAGTTCCCTTCTCGATCTTACGACGATGCGGAGCCTGAAGCCGGTTCAAGATGCGCTGAAACCTGATGGACCCGGTGTGGGCCACCTTGAACTGACTATCTCCGAACTTCGTCCAAACTCCCTTATCTTGATTACTCTTATTCCGATCGACTACGATCATCTTAACGCCTCCGCAGGGTTAAAAAACCTCCCCGGTCGTCGCTGACCCGGGGAGGGCCAGGAGAATTACGGGCCGACTGGCGTCGCGTCGCGCGTGACCTGGAAGATCGAGGTGGTCACCGAATCGTACACGCCCTTCCACGTGGCCGAGAACATCAGGTCCTGATCGAGGCCGCCGGCCACGACATTGCCGGACTCGAACTTCGCCTTAGGGACGATGATCTCGTACGTGTTATTCTGCACGTCACGCACCTTGAGGAGCAGTGCGAACGACGTCGCCGCGATGAACTTGTCGAGGAGGGTCTTATCCTGGAAGTACGCCTCGATCGAGCCGCCCAGGTCGATGCGACCCAGGGCGATGCCGACCGCCCCGAGGTTGGCGATAGCGCGCTGGGACCTCAGCGAGTTGTTGTACGACAGTGACAGCTTGCTGAAGAGCTGGGTCGACGTGATGCCGTCCTCCTTGATCTCGATGATGTTCGAGACCGCGTTCATCGGCGTGTTCGTCGTCACGGCCGGGAACGTCGCGCCGGCGATCTGAGAGGCCGAGGTGGCCGCGTTCAGGCCCAGGACGCCGAACTTGCCGGTGACGATCTGGCCAGTCTCGAAGTTCAGGTCCATCGAGCCCATGCGACAGCCCTTGAAGGTCAGGTACACGGCCGCCGTCGTATCCTGGAAGTGCTTCTGGAACGTGAAAGACCTGAGGGTCGTACCGTTCTCCAGCGTAGCCACGCCAGACACAGGCGCGCCCCACGTACCGCAGAGCACGGCCTCGATCAGGTCGTCAAACGCGTCGTAACAGAACTCCCAGTTGATGTCGCCGGCCACCTCACCGGAGACCTGGACAAGGTCGGCCGTAACGCGATCCTCGCGGATTTCGTTACTGGTGATGTTGCTGATGTTGTAGTTCAGCGACTCGCCGGTGTACCGGATACCCTTGAGGGCCGGCGTGGCCGGCGTGGTCCCGAGGACGGATTCGGCGACGTACCGGAGCGCCGTGCGATTTGAGGTACCGATAGTCATGGCTTAAAACTCCTCGCGATAAAACGGACAATCTACGTTCACCTGGTACCACCCATCGGTGACCCCTACCCGCATCATCTCGGGGACGTAGAACTGGATGTTACCTAAGCGCCTATTTCGAAAAAGCGGAGTGATCAGATCGGCCAACTCCGTCGCCCGACCCCACCCTAAACCGCTCCTGGTAAAGATTTGAACACAAAAAAGGCCATTATACCTGAATAGCGGGTCCGCACCCATCGACGCCTGCCTCCCCGAGGCAGGTAAAACGGTGATACGAACCCACTCCGTCAGACTTTGAGGTTCGAAATCCACGTTATCGCGAGCGACCTGCGTATAGGTCCAGTTAGTCACAAACTCTGACTCTATGCTGACCTGGGCGGCTTGGTAGCTCACGTATTACGTAAAGATTCCAGTGTTAGTTTGACCATGTACGCCGCCGGGTTCTTGGGGC